TTAACTCTCTAAATCAAGCAATTCAACCCAGAGTAGTGGGACCCCTTTTTATATTTAAGGGGATCGACTTTTAAGCTTCCGAGATTTTTGGGATTGGGTTTGGTACCTCTATTGAATAGAGTAATTAGGGGCGAATAAATTCGCCCCTAATTGTATGGTTGGTGTTTAGTGTAACTTATTCTTTCGTGATTGTTTCCACTCTTTATATTCATCAGTTTGCATTGTCATCTGTTGCAGTTGTGGCAACACTAACAAAGCCATTGCAAATGACATTGCTTCATCTCCGATTTGTTTAGCACAGTATTGCACACGTTGCGCAACTTCTTCTTTAGGCGCATTAAAAACAAATAGAGCCGAGTGTATTATTTCTGGTGTTAGATGTTTAGGAAAACTTACATCATTTGTAAATGGTTTTCCAAAATGTTTGTGTTTATCTTTCATATTACCTTTCGTTTAATGAATAAGACATATCATTGTATTGTTCTTCGGTCAATGGTCTTTGTTCCCTTGTTATCTTATTAAGAGAATAATATCTGTGACTTTCACCTGCATTTCCTCGCCAATCATAATCCTTAACCCACGCATTTTGTTCTGTTAAATGTTTAGGCTCGGTTAATCTTCCAAAGTGATTTACAGCCCTCTCTCCAAAATCATGAAACCAATCATACATACATCGTTGGTCGCAAAAGTTTCCATTGCCATAATACAAACTAGTTCTTCTTCTAGTTTGATTTGTTTTATTTCCTTTAGGTCCTTTGACCCTGTCCTGTGTAGTGTAAGTATGACAATCTGGACCTTGACAATATTTAAGCGTCATCGCCAACTCCTAAGCTATAAACTATTTGAGCAAGACCACCCCACATAAGTAATAATCCAACTGTTTGGTCGCCCTCAGGATATACTCCAACAAATAATCCAAAGCCAAATAATAATAATCCTAAAGTAAAACAAACTAATTGAGGTAATATCATGCTTTCCTCACAGAATAGTTAACAGCTGTTCTTGGGTGTTCTGCGTCAATATCCCAAAAGTTATAGCAAGGATTTCCTTTTTGGTCTGTCCATTGTTTTGATTTAAAGTTGGTAAATTCGCCTGTCGTTCTGTCGTATGTTTCATGTTCATCAACTCCTTTAATAGTATCAACCTTGTTTCGAGATTTCATGTACCATGTAAATAGTTTTTCTGACATTTATTTCTTTCTGTTAATTGTTAAGGGATAATCCTATCAGGATTACCCCTTAATGCAAGTGTTAATTTATAGCAATATCTTCTTGTGATTTGATATTAGTTTCATAAGCTATTCTTGCTCTTATTTTATCTTCTCTACTAACATTTTTGTTTTTCATGCCTTTTATTCTTTCAGCAAGATTTTTAGGATTGTAGATAACAAGACCAGTAGAATTACATCTAATAATCTCATCTTCTTGAACATTTAAACCAAGTTCAGTACAAAGTTCCATAGCTTCATCTAAATATCTATATCCTTTTAAACCCATTTTGATTTCTTTCATTTGTTCCAAAACAGATTTAATCCATTTATAATGTGCCATGATTAAATGACCTTTTTTCTGTTGCCACATTTCAAAAGTTTTAAATTCTTCTCTTGAAACTGCAATCTGTCTATCTCTACAATACTCACGACCAATTAAATCTAACTCATATTGTTTATCCCATTGGTCTGAATATGATGTTAAATTATCATTTCCACAATTAGACCCAAGATACTTGTCGTTTGCGTCTTGATACTTTGTCCAATGTGGATTGCTGTCTTTGCCCTCCATTTCGATTGTAATATCTGGATTGCATTTGTCTTGTGCTTTTAGTTCATCACGAAAATACGCATAACCAAAATCTCTACTTTCTGGACTATAATTTCCATGTTCCTCTTGTCTGTCAATTCCATCATAATTTCCATTTAAACGAAAGTCAAAATGTTTAGTGATGTATTTATCTTCTTCGTCTGCTTCTTCTGGTTTTCCCATGTAGCCAAAGTGAAAGCAACTATCTTTCGCAATAGTATTTACATTGTCGTATTTGTCTTGCAGATAATGTGCCATTTTAATATCTTCTTTTGGATATTGTCTTTCAACACATAGTTTGGCAAGTTCCCAAGTTTTATCTTGGTGTGCTTTAAAGTTTTCTCTTTCTTGAAAAAACTTTTCTTTTTCTTGAGTATCTTCTGCTTCAATATGAACACGCATACGATTAGCAATTTTATTTCGATACTCTTGGTTTAGTCTTATTCTACTCATTTTTTTTCTCCTGTATTATTTATTTGCATAAATGTTTTTTATCACTTGACATTTAGTCTGTCAAGCATTATGTTGGATTAATCAGACTTTAGATGGATTAGCTATACACCCTAATCTCTGATTGGGACAACTTCTGGTTGTGGTACATCACACCTGAACGAATCATGTCTTTGTGTCATGAACCAGAACTGATCCCTGATCCATATGTGGTAAGCTAACTCGAGTAAATCCAACGTTGGATCTGGGATCAGGTTGAAATAACATTGGCCTCTGTCCTGAAGACCGGACGGGCCTGATCCCTGATCCAAATGGTTTTTTTAGTATTCTTACTATTTGGATCTGGGATCAGATGCTTGGACTATAAAAATGTAGCAATGGTTAATAACCCATTAGTCTATTGGCCCAGCTTCACTGGTGGAGCAACTGATCCCTGATCCATGTCAGAAGAGATTGATCATCTCATAATGGTTCGATGCGAACGCTGTACATGGATCTGGGATCAGAAATAATGAGAAAAATCAGCGCCATGCGGCCGGCCTATACGTGGTGCCAGGTTTTGCTCATTACCAGTCGCAAGCAGCTGGTAATGGGTTAATATGAACAGCCGGAATTTTAATAAGCTGCAAGCTGCAAGCTGGCGCTAATAGTCAGGCGAACCGGGTTCAAATGAAGCGAACGCCGTCGAGGTATCCTGGCAGCCAGCTACAAGCTTCAAGCTTGACAGGTGAGATGGGACCATGTAGGATGAATTTATAAAGGAGAAAACATGAAAGTAGAAAAACCAAAGAAAAAAGAAATCGATTGGTACGGATCCAAAGTGACTGTTCCATTTGATTGTCAAATATATCCTGAAAAGCAGGTGACCATCGCGAACCGTTTCACCGGCCAGGAATGCACAATGCCAGGCTATGCCGCGGCTGTGTATGACACAATTATCGGAGCGGAGCAATTTGAGCAATGGGACACGGTCCGGGCTGGCCTGGACTGGTTCAAGCAATATTTTGCAGAACAATATATGGTGGTGTTAGACTGATGTCTATCACCTGGCGCACCGGGCTCGCGGCAGCGCGAGCCCGGCACAACCTGAAGTTGAATAAAAAAAGGCGCCCCCCGGCCAGGGCTCCAAGCTCCAAGCGCCAAGCCTTAAAAAAACCACAATCATGAATTAAACTAAAAATAGAAAGATATAAATGTTAGTTAAAGAAGCAATTCAAATAACCGGGTCAATGACTCGAACCAAAAAAATGCCTGGCCTGTCTTACAGTCTACCAGCATGGGAATGCCAAACAGGCTCCAAGCTTAGGAAGGTTAAGGGGACGCCATGCTTTGGCTGCTATGCATTAAAAGGAAATTACACAAGATATCCAGCAATTAAAAAAGCTCAGTACTTTAGACTGGCCAGCCTGGTCCAGGGCTCATGGGTCACGGCCATGGTGGCTCAGGTGAAGAGGCAGCGCTGGTTTAGATGGCACGACGCCGGAGACCTTCAGAGCGCGAACCACTTAAGAAAAATTTTTGAAGTTTGCAGGTTAACACCGGCAACCAATCACTGGCTACCAACACAAGAGCGCAAGTACCTCCCCCTAGACGGCAGCACGGTACCCGATAACTTAGTAATTAGATTATCAAGTTCCAAGGTAGACGGATCACCTTCCAGGGCCTGGACTCACACCTCGAGCGTGGTGACAACAGGCGCCAGCTGCCCCGCACCTTCACAGGGCGGCAAATGTCGAGACTGTAGAGCATGCTGGACAAAATCAATTCCTCATGTATCATATGGAAAACACTAATGCGTAAACCAGTTATCACCAAGCAATGGCTAGCAGAGTTCTATGCTGAAGGCGTCAAGCCTAAGTATCGCGGAAGCGTCAAGCACCAAGCTTCGAAAGCTTCAAGCAAGAAGCGTCAAGCGTCAAGCCAAAAGCTTCAAGCTCCAAGCCCGAAGTGACAAGCTCATCGATCCTTGATCCAGGGATCAAGAAGTATTGAAAAAGTTTCGAGGACCTTTGACCAAGGGCCTCGGCTAAGATAAATGTATTCTTCGGATGTGTCTTATGGAACGCAATTTGATGAGGCGAGAAACGAACTTTCTTCCCCTTTGTAACTTTTAACTCAACAGTAAAAAATGTGCCAAAACTATTATAGCCCAATAGATCAGGAGTACCCAAAGAGCTAAGGTTTTCAATCCTATTCCAGATAATTCCTTTGGAATTTTTACGAAGTTTTTGATATAATTTTGCCTCTGGACCCATGCCTTTATCGAGGTGACAACGTCATGCATTAATCTTATTTGTTGTTGCTATATTTAACATTATTCTTTTAGTTTTATCTGTTTGAGCATACCCTTGATGAAACAAATCATTACTAAATATTAATGCTTGATTAGCTTTAGATGGATAATCTTTGTCATCTATAATGGTTCCACCATTACAATCTGTAAAATTTAATATACACACAGTTGTATTAGGGATAGGCTTCTTATCATTGTCTATCACATCTAAGTGTTTTGCATGTAATATTTTTTTATTTTGATTGGTGTAAAGATTTAATTTCATACGACTCAACTCTTCAACAGGGGAATATTTATCTAAAAAATACACGATGGGGTCAAGTGCTTCAAAGTAAGCAGATATTTTACCTAAGGTTATATCCCATACCATATGGCTGAACATAAAATTGTTATCATTATATGCTGTGTTATCATTCCAAAACCAAGGGAATTTGTTTCCCATCGCTTCATTTCCATGCTCAAATATATTAATAAGTTTATTAAAATATATTGTAGGCAAAAAGTTATCAACAATTTGCATTAGTAATCTTTTTGGAGTTTATCTGGTAGTATAATATTAGATGGTTTTTGAGTTTTTAAAACTAATCTATGTGCTGAATGACCTATGTGTCCGACAATTGGAATAGTGTTCTCATGCACTTCCATACGAGAAACTTCCGCCAGTTTACCATTTACTTCAACAAAGATAGATGCATTCTTAATCGCATCTGACCCTTTAGTAAAGGAACTAAGGAACTGTTGTAAGTCTTGTACACGCATTAGTATTTTCCCTCTCCAAACTTTCTTTTATTTTCTAAGTCTTCAACTTGTTTAGCCAATTTCTTATTATCCTCTTCAACTTCTGTTAATGTTGTTTGAAGTTTTCCATTATATCTTTGATGACTATCATTAAGTTCTAAAGCTATAGCCAGGGAATTATCTAATTCTTCAACACGAGCTTGTAATGCCTTCATCTCTGGAGAATTCAAACCTATCCCCTTAACAATAGTAGTTTCCCCTTCAGCTTCTTCGGCTCTCTTTTTCATAGCCATACCTTGTTTTGTTAGCTCAATTATCTTAGAAGACAGTTCTTCTACAATACGTTTATGACCATCTAATTGATTCTTATCCATTATCCATTGAGATTCTTTCTGCTTCCACTCCCAAATATCTTTCTTATGTTGTTCAATTAACAACGTTAAATCTGCGGTTCCTCTGTCTTCACTCATTTTCTAATAATATGTTTTCTTAATGCTCTAACTAATCTCTCAATGTTATCTATAATATCAATTAAAATTTTACTTTTAATGAAACTCTCTTCAGATTTTAATTCATCATACTCTCTTAAAGGAATAGTAACTGTACGTCTAGATGTATGCTCATCCTCATAAGTAGCATCATCAGCTCTTTCTCCATTTTCCGGATCATCTTTCATGTTGACTTTATATGATAGTTACCTTAAATTGTCAAACATGAATTTTTTAATATGGCATTTAACAGCCATAATCGCAGTAATGGCATGTAGCTTCATTATTGGGTACAGTATAGGTAAAAAACATGGGAGTTCCAAAAAGATTAACTGAGATGCAGAAGCGCTTCGCTGAATATATAATATTCGGTGGACCTGATGGACCAGTATCACAATCAGAGGCAGCTAAATTAGCTGGCTACTCTGCAAAAAGATGTAGACAAGAAGGATCAGAGCTTATGAATCCGAGAGTCTCACCACTTGTAGCAAAATATGTTGGAGAGCTTAAAGAGGAAAGAATGAAGAAGTTTGAAGTTAACTATGAAGGCCACATAGCAGAACTTGCTAGGTTAAGAGAAGCCGCTTTAAAGAAAGGAAGTTTTTCCAGCGCAGTAAATGCTGAAGCCAATAGAGGAAAAGCAGCAGGATTATATATAGACAGAAAAATAATAAAGCATGGGAAATTAGAAGACTTAACAGAAGAGCAACTATTAGCAAAAATGAAACAAATTTTAGACGACTACGCGCCTCTTTTAAATGCAAAGACCGTTGAGGGGGAGTCTGAAGAGACACCTAAATCTTTACCATCTTCTTCACACACGAAAGAGGAATCATTGTCCGATCCCCAAAAGTAATGGTACCATCATCTTCCCTATCATAAGAAGCAAACAATTTAATTGCGTACTTATCTTTAGAATACAACCAACCCTCATTCACCGGATGTGAGAGTCTCATTTTATTAAATTCTCTTTCATCAGCCCAACCTGAGTCAGATAATATATCAATCCAATGGACCCTATATTTATGATAAGGTATGGTTGGTGTGGGGTGTTGAACCACTTGTTTTCTTCTTCTCTTTGGCATGTCTTCTTATAGCTCTTAATTTATAATCTGTATAGGTATGTAAAAAAAATCAAAGTAATGATGATTTTGATTTGCCTCGCGCGCGGGCAATCTGAGATTGTGCCTTAAAAGACAAAATAATCTGTCAGATGACACTTTTTATTTCCATAATTTGGCAATCATTATTGTTTAATACCAACACTTATAAGCCAAAGTGACAGATTGACACTTTTTCTATAGTAGTTTTTATTTTATTTTTTATTTTTTTTTCCATACCTATAGGAAAGTGTCGCCTAGATTTGAATTACGCTGATTGCCTCTTTTTGGACACATTTCGAACACATTTCCGCCCATATTGAATCACTCTTTTCCTGATCCGGTAGCCGTTGTCCGTGCACCATTGGTCGTGGTACTTGTCGATCAGTTTTGAGTTAGGTTTTGTCATATCTTCCTCATCATTTCCAATGGAGCATTCGGGCTTTCAATCTTAGAAAAGAAAACAATATAAGTAAGTCTTTCCTCATTGTTTATATCAAGATGTTGAGAATGATACTGATGACCATCAAACATAAAAAGTCTATTATACACTCCGGCCACTGAAGCTGTTTCATTAAACTTGTCGCGTAAGGCTTCTTTCTCCATTCGCAGTTGTTTAAGTTTATCCCCCTTGTATTTTTCTGGAGACTGATAATAGTCATATTTCAGAGTACCTTCTGGACCCAATGTAACAAATGTTTTAGGCTTAAATAAAGAAGTTCCGCTGCTCCCATTCTTATTAAGATAAACGACTGCAGTTAATTTAGTATCCTTGTCTTGATGGATAAAGTCCACTTCTGATAATTTTTTAGAAATTTTTTGAAAGGATGCTTTCGCTGTAAAACTAATTTTTTCATTTGGAAAAATGGCGGCTAACATTCTCAACCCACTCCACCTAAAAAAATCATTGTGTGTACTGTGAAGATAATCCGTTCTCTCTCCTGGATGATTATTATAACCCATCTCCAAAGTGCACCGGTGAAAAGGAATACTGTTAGCAAGTTTAACAA